CTCGTTTGTTGAGTGATGAAGTTCCTGTTGCGCAAATGTGCACTTTTGTTGGTCGCGATGCCTCTTTGAATATGGAGACTTTTGAAGTTTATGCACGTCCCGATGGTATCTATTCCTCTTCTGGTGTTTTGCCGGATTATGGATTACGCTATAATCGTCATATTCCAACGAAGGATGGTGATTGTGGTTCTTTGCTTGTAACATATAGCAAACCACACAGAATCATTGGATTTCATTGTGGTGGCGATGATGCCGGATCTTGTGCAGCTGCTTTCATCAAGAAACAGTGGGTACTTGATTTTCAGAAACAGACCGTCGCCCCCATTAAGCCGGAGGGTGATGTTCCACTGCCATTTGCTACGGAAACAGATTTCAATTTAGATCCGTTTGGTTTTGGACCTCCTAATCAGTCTGACATGGATGAACGCCATTGTGTGGCCCAGTGTCATTCTGAGGAGGGAGGAGTCTATCCTGCCACTTATCTTCCTAATAAGCGCGTTAAACCGCATACTTTGATGGAATATAGTGAATTGAAGCCGTATCTGGAAGCTCAAGGAATGCCCATTACTCGTGGACCCCCCAAGTTTCATGCCGATCGTGATCATCATGTTGCTTTGGAAAGCATCCTCAATGGTATGTCCATTATTGATGGTCGACTCCTGAATTTGGCGATCACTGATTACGTGGGGCCTCTAATTGAGAACATGCGTGATCTTGATTATCCCATGTGTGATCCGTTGACATTGAATGAAGTTTTGAATGGGCGTCCTGATGATAAATTCATCGGTCCCATGAATGAAACTACCGCTGCTGGATTTGGTGCAAAGGGCACTAAGGATAAGGACTTCATTGAAGTAACTTACCTTCCCTGCGGTCGTAAGAAACTGATTCCAAGTCACAAATTACAGACTGCATTTGATGATGGTATGGATACATTGAGACGTGGTTCACGAATGAATCCTATTTTACAGACTGCTTTGAAGGATGAGCCCGTGAAGATCGAAAATGGACTTCCAATTAAGGCCAATCGAGTATTTTACTCATGCCAAACTGACGCTTTATGTTGTGCCAAATCACTTTTTGGCCCTGTAGCTTCAGTCATTTTTGGTATGCCGCTCATGTCAGAATGTGCTGGTGGTATAAATTCCTTTTCTGAGGAATGGAGCCAACTGTATGATCATGTTACTAGGTTTGGTAGATCCAATATTATGGCTGGTGATTACAAGAATTGGGATCAGTCCGTGAGTAGTCAGCTCATCAGGGCCTGTGGCGTAGTATGCGTCAGGATAGCTCGAGAATTGGGCTACAGCGAAGATGATTTGCTTGCCATGAACGGCATCATTTCTGATATCGCGGTTTCGTACGTTGCTTTCAACGGAGCACTGTGCGTTTTTGATGGCTTAATGCCGTCAGGTACATTTTGTACCCTTTTGTTTAATAGTATTGCCAATGCTATTTTACACCGTTGTGCGTTCTTTGCACCTGCAATGGAAGGGACGTTCAAACTGCGGCCAGGAGCTACTTTCCGTGATCATTGTTCGATGATTTTCATGGGAGATGACTCTATTGGTAGCAGTAAGTATTTCAACATGCGAGACATGCAAGCTTATTGTCGCAGTATTAATTTGGTTTATACTGATGACAGCAAGAATGTTTCAAACATCAAAGCTTTCACAAATATCGATGATTGCAATTTTTGCAAG